GAGATCTCTTCCTCGGCGGCCTCGCAGGCTGCCACCGATGCCAGGTCCCGGGCGTGGGAGTCCGTGGTGAAGGCGGTCCAGGCCACCCGCGACGGTGAGGCCCAGCTGGCCAAGGTGGAGCGGGACATGAACGCCGAGGGCGAGCGGAGCGTCGGCATCTTCGGGCGCCTCCGGTCGGCCATCGGGGGTGTCCTGTCCGGCGCCTTCGGCGGCGGCGGCGGCCTGGCCTCGCTGGGGAGCGTGTTCGGCAGCGGCGGCGGGATCGGCGCGTTCTTCACCTCCGTGGGCGGCATCATCGTGGTGCTGTCCACCCTGACCACCGGGCTCGGCGGCCTCGTCCCGATGCTCGTGGCGGCGGCCGGGGGGATCGTGTCCTTCGGCGCCCTGGCCTACCCGGTTATCTCCCGGGTCCTGGCCGGGTTCACCGCCATCACCGGCGCGGTCGGCAGGGTCGCCACCGACAAGGCGTGGGACGCCATCCCCAAGGCCATGCAGCCCGCGGTGCAGAGCCTGCTCAACATGCGGGACTTCTTCGGCCAGATGGTGCAGAAGATGGCCCCCACCGTGCTGAAGCTCCTCGGCGAGGGCCTCGGTGTCGTCGCAAAGCTGCTGCCTGACCTGCTGAAGTTCGCCGAGCCCACCGCCAAGGCGATCGGCAAGCTGCTGAACGAGCTGAGCAGGGGCATCTCCAGTAAGGGCTTCAAGGACTTCACCGACCAGATGGCCAAACTGTCCGGGCCCGCGATCAAGGTCCTCGGGGAGGGCCTGGGGAAGGTCGCGGCGGGGATCGGCCAGGTGATCCTGGCGCTGATGAACCCGAACATGCTCCGCGCGACCAAGTACTTCTTCGACATCGTCGCCGGGTTCCTCAAGGTCCTCGCCGGGATCATCACCGGCACCACCGAGGGGATCGTGTACGCCCTCCACAAGATCGCCGTGGCGTTCGACACCGTGCGGCACCCGGTTGCCGCCTTCGCCGACGCCACCTGGAAGGCCATGAAGGGCGTCGCCGGGGCCTTCGTGAGCTTCGGCCGCGACGTCTGGGGCGGCATTTTCGACGTCATCCACGCCGTGGAAACGGGCGCCCGGGCCATCGGCGCGTTCGAGCTCGCCGCCACCATCGACGTTGACAAGGTCGCGGCGTGGTTCGGGCGGCTGCCGGGGATGATCGGTTCCGCGCTGTCGGCGCTGCCCGGCGAGATGTACCAGATCGGCGTCAACATCCTTGCGGGGCTGCTGCACGGGCTGGAGTCGATGGGCGGCAGCATCATCAGCTACGTCAGCAGCCTGGGGGGCAGCCTCATCAGCGCCGTCGCCTCGAAGCTCGGCATCGGGTCGCCGTCAAAGGTGACCTACCAGCACGGGGTGTGGCTGGCGGAGGGCCTGGCCAGCGGGATGCTCGCCGGCCGGGGCAAGGTCGCCGCGGCGGCGCGGCAGCTGGCCGGGGCGGCCGGGCTGCCCGGCGGTGCGGGCGCGGGCGGCGGCCTGCACATCACCTGGGAAATCACCGGCGGCGGCGGCGGCAACGGGGACTTCGACCGGTTCATGGCGGTATGGATCCGCAGGTACGTCCGGGTCGTCGCCGGTGGCGACGTGCAGAAGGCGTTCGGGCGGCCGTGATGGCTGGCAGCCCGGCGCGGGACGAGGCGGAGAAGGTCGCTGGCGCGCTGGTGCTCGCCGTCCTGGACGAAGACACCGAGGGCGCCAGCGTCCTGCTCACCCACAGCAGCCACCAGGTCATCGCGCAAGCGGCCACCGACCTGGCCCGGTGGATCACCTACCTCGCCGGTGACGACCCCGCGGCGTTCCGCGCGCAGGTCGCCGCCGCGCTGCAGCGCGCCACCAGCGGCTAGCTCTTTGACGCCGACGCTGACCCGGCGGCGTACCCCGCGGCCCATCCACTGGCCTGCCCGGCCTGGTGGCCCGCCTGCCACCCTTCGGCGCGGGCCTGCGCGATCTCGCAGGCGGCGTCTTCCGCCGCGGCCTCGTAACCGTCCTTGTACGCCGCGCAGAGCGGCCTAGGGCAGTCCCGGTCATGGCACCGTGAGGGGCGGTGAGAGCCGTTCTGAGGCTTCACCGGGGCCGCGGCCTTCCCCGATACCGCCCAGGTCAGCGCCCGGGCGAGTATCGGAGCTTGACGTTCTCCCATGTCAGCGGCAGGTATCCCCGCGGCTACCCCGGTAGGCCCTCAAGGGCTTCGCGGCGGACTCCCTTGAGGTTCTCGCCGTTCATCTTCACCTGGACGCTGGCGACGCCCAGGGCGCGCAGCTCGGCCGAGACGGACTCGGCCGTGGCACCGGCCCACCGGTCCGGCCACCGCCGCACGAGGCGTTCCGCGAGCACGCCCCAGTGCAGCCCGGCCTCCCCGCTGAACACCGCCAGCGCGTCCGCCAGAGGATCCCTGGCGGCCTGGCCCTCGCTGTCCCCCACGGCCACGCCGGTCAGCGTCCCGGCGCGCTCACGGGCCGCCCTGGCCCGCGCCACGACGGCCTTGGCGCCGCCGGTGTCGTGCCCGTAGGTGTGCACCACCACCGGCGCCGGGGTCGCGCCCTTGAGGTAGCCCGTCCCCGCGTCGATCTCGGGCCGCAGCGTCGACGGGCGCAGACCGTTCTTGTAGCTGGAGGTGCCCAAGATCATGTCCGTCTCGACCTGGCCAGCAACGTAGAGGCAGAAACGCTGCGAGACGTTCCCGCTCACCCCGGTCGGCAGGCTGTCCTTGTCCGGCCGCTGCGTGGCCAGGACCAGCACGATCCCCAGGGCCGGGCCGACCTTGATGATGAACGTCGCGTCGTCACCGGCCTGCTTGCCGAACTTCGGGTGCGAAAAGACGTTCTGGCATTCGTCTATGGTGCACACGATCGGCCACAGGCGCAGGGCCCGGCGCTTGGCTATCTCCCGGGTGACCTTCCGCTGCGGGCACAGGTCCGTAGGCAGCGCCTTGACCCGCGGCGCCCGGCGCTCGACCTCGGCGCGCAGCTTGCGCAGCGACTCGGCCGCGTACCCGATCGAGTCATCGTCTATGCCCGAAACAAAGCGGTGGCTGACCTGCTCCAGCGCATCCAGATCCCCGGTTCCCTTGAGCTCGGCCACCCACAGCTCGGCGACCGGATCCAGGGCTGCGGCGCAGCACAGGCCCCGTACCGCGACCGTCTTGCCGTTGCGCGGCATTGACCCTATGAGCCAGTTGTGGTAGATCAGCGGCGCCTTCACCGGGCGGCCGCGCATGTCGGTGGCGAACGGGACCGGCTGGAAGATGTCCACCTGCCCGGCCTTCAGCAGCGGCCACGCGGCTGGCCTGCGCTTGGCGACATCCTCCGCGCCCACCCACAGCTCGAGGTGCCCTTCGTGCTCGGTGCCAGGCTCGGGCCACACCGCGCCCAGGGGCCTGCGCAGGCCGCTGGCGAGCTGGCCGCGGCGCTCGACGACCATCGCCGCCGTGGTGCCATAGGGCAGGTTCATCCCCACGCTGAAGCCCGGGCCGTCCTCCTTGACCGGCGTCGTGTAGTCGATCTCGCGGCCCTCCCGGCGCCACTGGTTGATCCCGGACAGGCCCAGGGCCGACAGCGCCCGTGTCACCACGTCCAGGGTTAGCGCCTCGTAGGCAGCGGGCACGTGCGCCTGGCCGACGATCCGCACGCTGCCCGGCCGCCCGTGCCGGGCCAGCACCGGCAGCGCCACCAGCCCGGCCAGCACCCATCCCCACCAGGGGACGTACTTCGACGCCGCGGCCCCGGCGACCGACGCGGCGCAGATCACCACCAGGGAGATCAGCGCGCGGTTCTTCGCCGTCTCCTTGTGCACGGCATGGGTACGGTGCCATGCCCGGTGGCCGTCCGCCACGGCGTCGGCCCAGACCTCCAGGGGTACGGGGACCGCCCACCAGTGCGCCCAGCGCAGCAGCAGGCGCACAATACCCACCGGCGCCCAGAACGCGGCATGCAGCAGGTACACCGGCGACCGGACCGCGTGGTAGGCGGCGGTGTGCGCGGCGGCGCCGGTGACCCGCCGGGCGTGGTGCTTCGCCGCGTCCCGGCTCGACAGCCAGTGCGGGAGAATCGGCTTCCGCGCACCCGGCGGGGTCACGTCCTGGTAGATGGGCTTGCCGGTGGCGGGCTGGGTCACGTCGCCGGGTACGGCGGGCAGGTGGATGACCTTGGCGTCTTCGCCGCCGGTCGCCGGTTGTGATGTCACGATGGTTCATCTCCTTCTGGGAGTGACCCGGGGCCGGGCGCGTGCTGGCAGGCATTGAGCGCCCGGCCCTGGGGGTTACTCGGATGGGTGCTGTCCGTTGACCCCGGCCGGAGCGGCGCTGGGAGGGGATGCGCTCGCCCCGGCCGGGGGGTTCGTGAGCACCGACTGACGAACTTTCGTCACCTCGGCGCGGGTCAGACGGAACTGTGTCTGCAGCTGGTTGGCGGATAGCGGGTTACCGGCCCCGGCGGTGCGCGCCAGCGCCTCGGCCGCCGCGGTTTCGGCGTCGGTGAACGAGGGCGCCGAAATCGGCCACAGCGTGGCCGATTTCACGCTGCGGCGGACCATGCCGATGGCCATCTCCGCGCACCCGATGAAGGCGACCGCGGGCCACCCGGACAGCAGCGCCCCGGTGAGCCCGTAGGGGACGCCGTAGGCGACGTTCGCCGCCAGGGTGGCCGTCACCGCCAGGCCCAGCATCGTGCGGGCCAGGACCGGCGTGCCGAGCCCGGCGCGGGCCGCTCTGAGCATCACCAGGGACGCCGCGGCGACGGTCCCGTCGACCGACACCGGCAGCAGGTACGCGGCCAGCGCGGTCTGCCCGTGGGTGACGGCCAGGTCTTTGATGTGGATAAAGGAAACGACCGCGGCGACGCAGGCCACCAGCAGGACGGCGGCAGCAGTCAGTCTCCGGATCGCCTTATCGTCAGTCATGATCCCGGCCTCCCGTGATCAATCCGGCAGGCTGGAGTGTTGAACTTGGACCGATTGCAGGGGTCGCAAAGAGTCTGGAATCCCTCCGGAAAGCCATTACGGGCCAGCCAGCGGTACGTTGAGCCCCTGCCGATCTCAGCTCTGTGCTGTTTTCCGCCACCGTTGGTGTGGTCGATCACTAGCCGGTCAGTTGCGCCGCAGCACGCGCACTGCCTGCCGTAGTGGTCCAGCACGGCATTGCGGGCCCGCTCATGTTGTTCGCGAGCGCTGCGCCGTCTCGCTTCCTGGTTCGCCTCGCGGTAGCGCCGGTTCTGCTCGCGAACCTTCTCAGGGTTCGCCTCGCGGTAACGCCTGGTCTTCTCGGCATCGGTCAGCGGCATGCCGAAGTCCCTTCTCCGCGAATGAGCCTCATCCCGTGCCGGTCCCGCTTCGGCGCGGCAGGCTTCCCCTCCTGCCGCGCGGGCGGCAGGCCGCCCGCCCCGGTGACGTACAGCACGATCTGGTGAAGCCTGCTGACCTCGGCCAGCCGGGCCTCCATCTCGGCGACCTGGGCGGCCAGGCCCTCGTAAAAGCCTGTGTCAATCTGCATCGTCAGCTTCCCCCTTGACTGCGGCCTCGGCCGCGTTCAGCGAGCCGGTCTCGCGTACCACGTCGCCGAACGCCTCCAGGCGCCCGCGGAGCCCGGCCACCGTCCGGTCCCGGATGACGACGGGCGGGAGCGTGGGCACCAGCCACGCCATCACCAGGCCGCGGCGGCGGAAGATCTCCCACGCGGGGCCGTAGTCGGCGGCCAGCTGCGCCCGGTCTGGCTCCGGGTGCCCGGTCATGACGCGCCGCCGATCCGGGTGGCGAGGGCGTCGTACTCCTCGGCC